TATGAGTCATTACAGATTCTGGTTGATGATGGTGCAATCTGGGATCAAGATATACCACAGGCAGTTAAGAAAGCAGTATTGATGCTTATTGATGAAGGTGAACTGAATCATGGAACCTACTCTAATAAATAAACAAAAAGGATTCATCCTTGAATCCATTGCCATATTTATATTCATGTGCTTTGTAACATGGATGGCCGTTGGTGCATGGGAACATTTGTATGTGGCGCTTGGTGGCGAACCATTTGATGTTGTTACTGTAACCATAAGATTCATGTGGGCATCACTTGTATTCACTGTTGTATTTCTACTTGCCATGCCATTCATTGTTTGCATTTCATTGCTACTTGGGTTACTATGGCCGATATGGGTGATACCGGGATTGATCTGGTACACAGGTGAATTACTTTGGTGGTGTCGATATGTTCTTGCCACCTTTGGTATTGGAGTATGAATCATGTCAGTGAATATCAGTGATGTATCCAAGGCAGTTGCTGCATTTGAGAACGAAACAGTTGCACTCATGGAAGGGGCCAAGGTATTGAACCGGGAAATGATTGAACTTCATAAACGATATGTCAAAGATATGCAGGCACTCTCGGACAAACATCTTGACATCATCACCAAGATTGCAACCAATGAAGAAACTGTTGATAAGTTACTGAATATTTCTGGTAGGAAAGACGTATATGAAAAAGTATGATGTTCCACAATCAGTTTCCAAACTGGTCAAACTTATCCAGTCAATGGAAGGAATGAATCGTCAGGACAAGATTGGTGTCGTCTTGTCTAACATTGTCTTGGCTAAGTTACTTGAGTACAACAAGACTGGATTCAATCTTCCTGAAGGACTCCCGTTTGATGGTGAGGGACTTATCTTTGAAGATATGACAAACATCTATCAGGAGGCACGTCGACTCTATATCTTCTCCAAGAATCCACAGGATAATCCCCCTGAAATATCAGGGCGGAAGCGTGAAGACCTGTTCCTTGAAATGATCAAGGGATTGAACAAAGAAGAAGGGATGTTGCTTTCTGCCGTAAAGGATGGTAAGCTACATGTTCTTTATCCACAATTGGAGGAAGTATGTTAATTGCAACTTATGGATTACTTGTAGGCAATACCAAGTACAAGTACATCGGTAATGGGATTATTCATGGATACAAACTTTCCCTTTATAATCACTTGACTGTTGAACAAGTATATGATAGCTATCATGAATCAGTTCATGTTGCCGTCTTTGATGTTGATGACATTGATGAATTTGACAACATTGAGGGCGCACCAGTATACTATGAACGGGTGCATGTCTTCATTCAAATGGATAATGGTGATGTGCTTCCCGGTCAAGTCTATGTCATGAATGAGAAGTATAAGAAGCCATCATCTCATTCACAGGCATATTATGAAGACACCTGTGTTGCTGGTTATAAAATGCGTAGTCTTTCAACCAAACAATTTTTCTTTCTCTTTCATCCTATAAAGGTACTACACAATGAAACCAATGAATAACAAACAACTTGAGAAGTTTGGTGAACTATTTACCCAAACAGCATCAGAAATCTCAGATGACGAATCGAAGGGGTTGCTTGCCCGAACAACCATCGGTTCAAAAACAATTGGATTATCTAAGATGCGTAATCTGATGGCTCATGGCGGTATGCAAGTATTGGTTGACACCCATAACAAAATGGTGCAAGAATACTCAGCCCTGCCATGGTACAAGAAGTTTGAACCAATTGATTGGATTATCACTGGATTTGTTGGTGGGTATATCATTGGTGAAATCATTAAACTATTCTGAGGTATATATGCCCATTCTACAAATCATTGAACGTGTTGCGGCAACATCATCCAAGAACGAGAAGGTTGCCATTCTATCAGCAGAAAAAGATAATCAACTTCTCAAAGATGTTCTGGTTGCATGTTATGATCCAACCATCAATTACTGGATCAAGAAGATTCCTGATACCGATAATTTGATTGCATGTGATAAACTCCCTGCTGCCCTCAAATCTCTTGAGTTGATCACTACCCGTAAGGTAACTGGTCATGCAGCAATCAAACAGCTTGAACTGATTTTGTCCTCACTTGATGGTGATGATGGTGAAATCATTCGGCGTATTGTCTTGCGGGATATGCGTGCTGGATTCTCTGCATCTACCATCAATAAGGTATGGAAGAACCTAATCAAAGAGTCGCCATATTGCCGCTGTTCTCTCCCCAAGGAACTGAAAGGTAAGAATACCCTTGACCATTGGCCGTGGGGACAAGGCGTACCCGTTCAGCTTAAAGCAGATGGTATGTTTATCAAGGTCAATAACTATACCAATGGTGATGTGGTTATCTCATCACGGAATGGTTCGCTCTTTGATAATGAACGGTTCCAGCCTCTCTTCATTGGTGAGTTGCGTAAGTACATTCCCATTGAACATCAAACCCATGGTGAGGTTGTTGTATATCAGGCAGGGAAACTTCTTCCTCGTGAAGTCGGTAATGGTATCATGAATTCAGTATTGAAGGGTGGTGAGTTCCCTACGGGCGCATATCCACTCTATCTTGTATGGGATATGATTCCAATCGTCTGCGCCGTTCCGGGTGGTAAATGTCATGAACCATACCATGATCGTTTCACAAAGGTCTGTGATGCATTGAATAACAAGTCAGGTTACATCAAGATTATTGAGACACGCATTGTAAATTCACTTGAGCAAGCAATGACATTCTATTCTCAATGCCTTGCCGAAGGTCTTGAGGGAGCAGTGCTTAAACATCCAATGATGATTTGGGAAGACACGACTTCCCGTGGTCAAGTCAAACTCAAGCTGGAATTCCAAGTTGAATTGGAAGTTGTTGGTAAGGTTGAGGGCAAGGGTAAGTTTGTCGGCATGCTTGGTGCACTTGAATGCAAATCATCATGTGGCAAGCTGGTTGTCAATGTTCCCGGTTTCACGGATAAGCAACGGAAAGAGTTCTGGGATTCGGATGAATTCATCAAGGTAGGTGATGTTATTCAAGTGAAAGCAAATAATGTGACACAGGATAATGGACTATATTCTTTGTTCCTTCCGGGGTTTCAAGAGATTCGCCTTGACAAATCAGAAGCAGATTCCCTTGAACGTATCCTTACCATCTATGAAAATGCCATTCGTCCATGATCAAATACCATGCCAAGGATTCATGCATCAAGCTCTCACAACTTTGTAAGGATGCATTGGACTACATTGAGTATCGTCGGTGCATTGAGGTTATCTATCCGCCCCTCGTCAGGGAAGTAGATGAACACAAATCTTTGTGGAGTAGAAGTAACTCAGTTTGTTTATCTGCTGCATGGAACTGGGACAAACTTACCTATAAAGAAAAATTCAATCAAATTGATAAGTCAATCAATGATGACGATTCTTATATTTCTTATATGTCATATCGTCGGTGGTTCTTATGCCATTATGGTCATACCTATAAACGAAACATCGAACAACTGATTATTCTTATTGGTGCCTATATGCCCGACAACACCGATGACTACATTGAAGTTGATGGTGATTTGCTTGAGAATATTGTACTAATGTCTAATTCATGGCAAGAGATGGTGAAAGCATCGTCACCAGACACACAGGGAAGCGTCCAGTTCGATTAAAAAATTTTAGATAGGGCAATGCCTTAGACCTTCACTTTTGATTCAACCTGAGTCGATTGTGAAGGTCTTATTGTTTATGCCTTGGCTGATTTACATATGAACTTCTAAATAGTTTCAATCAGTCACCAATAGGAATACACCCATGAGTTTCTTAGAGTACCATCTATTACAGGAAGCAAGAAAGAATCCAGAGCTTGCACCAAAGGTTGCCGCAATCATTGATATTAAGAAAGAAGTTGAACGGGCAGAACTTGGATGGGGAAATACCCCCAATCTATTTGTCTCATTTACTGCTATTGAGAAACTTGGCATCAATCCAAAGAGTAAATACGACACGCCCCTAGCGGTGTACGCGTACCCATCAGACTATGTTGCAAAAATGACTTCAGCAAAGTCAGTGCCATTTGCAGGAAGAAGCCCACATATCAACTTGTTCAAACTAAAGAATCCGGGCAATGTCTTGGTCCTGAGTACAATGAACAATGCTGCATTCAAGGCACACGTTCAATCAATGCGCAAGGTATATATTAATTTTTATGTTGACGAATTGAAAAACGATAACCCATATAAAGTATCATCTGGTGAATCAGAAGAAGCTAGGGATGAAAGATTCTGGAAGTTGGCAATTGATGAGTTTGAAAAGATTGTCAATGACTCATCACAGAATGCAAACGTGGAAGGTCTTGGTGGTCGCTTCTGGTACATCTCGATGATGGTTGCCAAAGACATGGGGCAAGCAAAAACAGATAAGAAGATTGGCTCTGGTAAAGAAACGAACAGTGATAAGTGGTATACGCCTCCAGCAAAAACAATGCAGCCAAAGTTTAGTATTGTAGATGAGATTCCCTTGATGTGGAACAAGCTATTCCGTATGATTGGAATTGATGCCTGTATTGATTTGGGTGATGGCATCATTCATGGTGGCGAACCAACTCAGTGCGCCGTGTTCAATCCCGCAGCTATCGAAATGGTTGACCGTATCAAAAATCTTGATCCAAAAAATTCACCAAGCTCTGATAGTGAAGGGAAAATCATTAAGCGCATTGGTGACTTAATGTTTGAACCCAACCCAGAATCACTTGGTAAATACATTGTGTCAATTTTCAAGAATAATATTGAATCAGGAATGATTGGCTCTACACGAACTTCATGGAAAATCGGTAACTTCTATTACAAGGAAGCACTCAGTGATATTTTCTATCGTAGAACAACCAAGAATGATTCGGATGCGAAGATTGAAGCCATTGAAGCTGCGATGCTCTCATGTGAAGTGATGATGAGAACCAATCAGAAGTTTGGGCATGACCTTGAGGTGGTCATTGATGATCTGATTAGTAATACCTATGTACGCTCAGCTACACTGAATTCCGCAGAGCTATGGCCGATTATTGTTTATCTCATGAAGAATAACCATGAAGAACAAGCAAACAAGGTTCTTCATTATATTTTGATTGATAATGATGCATTATCACAATATCAAACCATCATCAAGGTATGCCAGCGATATAAGGTTGAGTGGTGGAATGATCCAGACTATGCCATGATGACTGCACAGTTTGATAAAGTGTTTAACGTAGATGACGACCCTGAGTTCTATCCAGACTGGTGGAAAGTCAGAGGCGGTTTCAAGAAAGGTAATGTATGAGTTTCTTAGAGTACCACATGATTCAAGAGGCGCGTCGGAATCCAGAGATGAATCCAAAGGTTCCTGCGATTAAGATTATTCAACAAGTATATGATGAAGCTGATGTATTGGACCGGAATAATTCAGATCAGGTTCATAACTGTTTTGCATCATTCACTCAATTAGATAAGCTGGGTATCAATCCAAAATCACATTATGATACACCAAATGGAATTTATGCCTATGATTTGTCAGTGTTTGAAATGAAAGAAATTGCATCAGATGTGCCATTTGCGGGAAGAAGTCCATATATCAACTTGTTCAAGGCGAAGAATCCAAAGAAAATAGTTATTCTGAATCAGATGAGCAGACAACAATATCATTCCCTTGTTGACAAAATAAGGGATTACTACGTCAACTATAAGATGCAGTATCGGTTGAAGTACAATGATAAAGCTGGATCACAAAAGACATTTAATTCTCTTACCCCACAAGACAAGGAATATTACTGGAAGCAATTTGCAGATGAGTTTGAACAAGTGTTGAATGATGCACCAGACAAATCCTACCAGAATTCTATTGGTGGGCAATTCTGGTACATCACTATGATTATAGCCAAGTTTCTTGCAAATCCAGTTAATCCAGATCAACCAAGGGACGGTGATAATTTTGGTGCCACTCAGGGTGCATCAAATGCATGGAACAAGTTATTCCGTTCTATTGGTGTGGATGGGTGTGTCGACATTGGGGAAGGCATCATTCACTCAGCAGAGAAACAACAGTCCTATTTCGTTGGTGCAGATGTGGTTGAAATGATTACCCGTATTGACAACAAGGAATATGAAAAGAAAGCAATACCCAGAGACAATCGTTTGAAGATATCCGCATATATGGCGACTGCTTCTAAATCAAATAATCCAAAGAAGGTTGTTGACATTGTTCAATCAGTTGCCAACTCAGATGATAAGTATGCCAATGACGCAACTATCGGTAGGATGTATGGTACTGCCCTGAATGTCATATGTGATAAAATGTCTGAAGATTTAATGATGGCTGATCTTGGATGGGATAACGATTCTACTAAACCAGCCATTGATGCAGTTAAGCAAATTGGTGTGTTGTTTGATTCGATTGATTATCTTAACCCAAAATTGTTAATGAAGGATGGTGTTCAAGATATGTCGGCAGAGTTTGCTGCCAAGATAGAAGCCAAGACAAACAATGTCATGTCAATGTATCCACTGTTGACAATCATCAAGGAATTCAATAAAGAAACTGCAAGATATACACTGGCAAGGATTCCGTCATTTGTAATGTCTCAGAAACCAATTGATGAGTTGGTTGAGATTCTTCATTTCTTCCATGATGTTGGTTGGTATTGGTGGGAAGATTCGTATTATGAATCTGTTGTAAACGACTGGGATAAGAAGTTCCCCAATACACATAATCAAGTGGGTGTATGGGCTAAAGCAGAAAATTGGGGTTGGGTCAAATGAGTGCATGGATATATCAAGGAGATGAATGGGAACCCAATCCAGATGAACCGTATGAATCTTTTGTTTATTTGATTACTGATTTGGAAAATGGATGGTGGTATATCGGTAAGAAGAATTTTTATACCAACAGAACACTTCCACCCCTGAAGGGACAGAAGAAGAAACGTAAGGTAAAGAAGGAATCTGATTGGAGGGATTACTACTCATCTAATGAAACCATCTCAGGCCTTGCACAATCAACTCCAGATCGATTCAAAAGGGAAATCCTACGTCTATGTATTACTCAAGCTGAAGCCAGCTACTATGAAGCAAAGGAACAGTTTGGGCGGGAAGTGCTTGAAGTTGATAATTGCTATAATGGATTCATTATGATTCGCACAAGAAGGAATCATCTTCCCCAGAACCAAGTACCTAAACCAATCAAGAAACCAAGAGCAGCAAAGAAAGTTACATAGAACAATGGCCCAATTAAGGGCCATTTCTTTTTAGTAAGCGGGTTGTTGCATTTCGCGTTCAATGAAATGTTCCCTGATAGGTGCAGGCATTCTTTCATCAGGGATGACTTGTAGCACATAAATTGGATTCACCCAGCGTTCCATTGTGAAGGTCATACAGGGAGAAGCAACCTGTGCAACAATCCAACCAGTGCAGTTACAAAGAGGATCGTGTTCAATTTGATGGTGCATCTTTGCCAACCTAACCTGATCAGTACCATCATCACGATAATTGAAGAAGTCACCCCGCTTGAGCGTTGCAGAAGAAAATCCAAGACCAGTTGAATTCTTGCAATTGACTTTGCGATTATTGATGCGTACATCTTTGCGTGACATTAACATGATGATTATCCTGATTGGTTTCGATGTGGTGATTCTAATATGAATCAAACTATGAGTCAACAACATTTTGAACGATGGCAAGTGAACCATGGCGTCACCCTCCTATCAAATTCTTTACAGTATGGTTCATACATTAGTTCTCCTGATGAATCACGCTTATGAATCATCTTTCCATTACTTCCTTGGATCATCACTTTATACGTCCATGGAACACAATGAATGCATGATTCACACTTGACATATCCTGTTGGGTCAATTGCCTTCTCAATGATGTGATCATTTGGACCAAACAACCCAGAGAAATCCCATTGAACCTTTGGTGGAACAACGGGAGATTCATCGGCAAGGATTGCAGCAAACCATGCAGGAACATTCTTATCGGTCATGTTACATCAGGTCTTCGATTGCGGCAATGGCGTTGTTGTTTGCTTCACACAACAGATTGGTGTCGTCTTCATATCGCTCATAAATACGATTCAGATCATCAGCTACATCAGAAATTTCTCGCAGAACACTCCGAAGTGTCTTCACCATGTCAGCAATGGTGGCGGCATCGAATACGGTTTCTGGTGACATCATTTCAGAGATAACGGCACTGATTTCGTCAGGCACAGAATTGTCAAGTGTTTGCTCACAATCTTTGATATCGGATGCATCATTGAATGAGCCAACAGCATTAGAGAGTTCATCCTTGATGTCATCGAACCCAGCAATGCAATCCAGAATTGTTTCACACTGGTCATTAGAGAATGTTCCATGTACATTGTATGACTCTTCAAGGGTCAAGTTATGGTCGACGTACATTATAGCTGCTCCTGTTGTGTAATCGCAATCATCTTACGGAGTTCATCCATAAGTTGCACAATGATACGTGGGTCAGATGTTGTGCCCATCTTGGTTGAAACCATTTGAATTGCTTGTTCAAACGCTTGAATACGAATCACCTTGAATGATTCTTTCAGAAATTCTTGGTCCATCTTATACCTCACAATAACTACGAACGAATTCAGCCATACCAATATGAGTTGCATTGGCTACAATATTTACTGACAGAGAATAAGCATAATCAACGTCTTGGTCATCTTCATCAATCATGATTTGAGCAATCGCTTCCGTGATGGAACGGATAGACATTTTGTATGCTTCGCCTTCTGCATGGTCATAGACAGTCACATTACCATTGAAAACATTCCAAGAGAAGTCTTCACAAGAAATCATCTTGTCTTCGCAGTTGGTAAGCATGTAAGAAAAGTCATACATTTTGTTTCTCCCAAAAATTGTTTCTCGATGTGGTGATTATACATGAATCAAATCTGGTGTCAACACCTTGGGCAAATAAAATGCCCCGAAGGGCATCATATGTTAATTCTCGGAAATCTTCCTCAATGGCTTGAAGATTTGCCGAAGTGGAATCCAAATGGGTGCAGTGATAATCATCCACTTGAACATGAAGAAGATGGCATAGAAGAATGCAGGGATGCCAAGAGGAATCCACATCCACATATTTCCAAACACATCCATGTCAAACAACCAGAAAGAAATCAAAAGGCTTGTTACTTGATCCATATACTACTCCTTACACTTGTTAAAATTATTTGTACCATTTGCCATAGGTGATGTTGTTTGCGATGATTGAATCATGCCCATATACAGCATGCCCTTCAAGACAGCTTTCTTTGATATCCCGAAGCCCCGGAAGAAGGTCGACGTTATCCGAATGATTGCAAATAGCATAGAGTGCACGAGCTTCTTCTGCTGACTCAATTTTAATCTCAAAACGAATTGGACTGAATGGTGGTTGAAGATTAGTTACTTTCATTTTAAAGGTTCCTTGGTTAAACATAAAATTTTAGATTGACCCGAATAATCAGATTGACCTGTCCATATATAAGAGTTTGGAATATTAGTTCCATCATACTCAATTGGGATACCATCCTGCTTATACAATTGGCTATTTTTAACAACCAGATAAACATGGCGATTTGGTTTTCGTGCAAGGCGTTTCCATACCATTGTGCCATCCTTATACTGGTCTAGGTCTGATAGTATAATTGAGCCATCCTCAACCAAGTAAGAGTACACAAATGATGCAAGACCTCTACCATACCATTCTGGTTTAACTGAAACACGAGTTACTTGTTTGACCTCTGCATTTTTGAACTCTGATGGAATTGCATACAATGTTGTCTTCGGTTTGAATTCAAGTGTAAATATTACTTCATCTTCGATAGGATCGATATCAGACGGGATGCACCCAACATATTGAAGTTTGTTGAATTTAGAACGGTAGAAATCAACAATAAATCTACCGACCTGAACACTGAATAGTTTATCAAACCGTCGTTCAAGGGTTGAATGTGAATGATAGAATGTTCCCCATTCATCCTTGTCCAACCTACCGCCTAATACTCTTGGCATTTCAGTTAGGTGCATCACGTTTCTCCTGTTCAACTTCAATATAATAAACATTATAGGGTTCAACATCAGTAGCACTACTGGCGCATTTAGGCGCACTCATACATAAAACATCATCAAGCATAAATACACATGCACTTGGATTATCAATGTCATCAATGTTACCACACAGACCTTCCATTGACTTCAATGCCGCATATCGTTTCCCATTTTCCTTCATTCTGAGATAGAAGAGTGGATATTTAGAATCGTTCATATATATTTCTCCAAATTATCATAACAACTAAGTATAGGTAGCAGTCACGGAACTGGAATTCCCACTGCTTCTAGTCATTCTAACATTA